GCATCTTCTGGATGACGGCATCCCGCCTTGCCTGCAGCGGATCGTCCGAGGAGGGGGTGAGCTTATAGACCCGCTCCCAGGAAGCCAACAGCATTGAGGACCTGTCTGGGAATGCCTCTAGGAGCAGATTATCCGCCGAGTCCTGGGCGGCATCGAGGAGCTTGCCCTCAAGGGCCAAATCGTCAGCCAGCGTCCCATCCGGATCGACCGGGAGGGGGAAAAGCAGCTCCAATGCATCTGAATGGTTCATAAACCCCACCTATTCGACCGTGATCGTCCCGGGACGGATCATTTCATAGCCCGTGGGCGTCACGTCTTCAGCCGGCTCGCTGACGACGGCATCCGTCGCCCCTTCCTGAATGGCAATCGCTACCTGGCGACTCCTGTAAAGGACCTGTCTCGGGATGAATGTATTCATATAAGCGGCGATCTCTGCAGAGATGGCTGCCTTATCGACGCCGGATCCGGAAACCGTCATGGAAACGTCCTTAACTAGGGGATCCGGAGGAAGGATCCGGACGATCGATGCCGTGACGGGGCGCATCGAATCGATGTATTCTTTGACCTGGATGGTCAAGGACTTGAGGGTATAGGACGCACCGCCTACAGGGAAGATATCCTCGGAAAGGCTCAACTGCGTCCCGCTGTCAACCGCTATGACGGTCGCCATCGCCGCCGTATCGTCGTTGACCGCAATGTCACCGATCCGGGCTTGGTTTTCACCGGTAAAATCACCATCGGTATCAACAAGCTTCCCCTCGGAAACGGCCGTCGTGATGCCTGCGCGGGCATGCGACGAGGGGATCTCGCTTCCCGTGCTCTCGTCCGCCAGGATGACCACGTCCACCGTATTCAGACCCTGCGCCATGGGGAAACACCAGGCTTTTGCCACATAATCGACCGCCAAAGCCCACTGTTCGTAATCATTCTTATTGCCGCCCGCCGGAGGCTTCCGGATATTGTTAAGAAGTCTAGCCAGGAGTTCCGCATCGGTTTCCCCGACCGTCCTTGTCAAATCCTTTACCCAGGCATGATGCTCCAGTTGAGCGGTATCTGAGGTATCGGGGAAGATTTGGCGGGAAATCCAATCCTGGTATTTGTAAAGCCCCCAAAGGGCCGAGGCTGTGCAGGCGGATCGAATGAAGATCAGGCTTCCCTGGGACGTATCCGCCCCGGGAAACTGGTTCCGCCAATCGGTCAGGATCGAATCGAGCAACTCATCAAAGCTCTTTTGAAAGTCAGGCACTAGACCACCTCCACGAACCTGGTGAATGAAACGACGTCGCCGTCTGCCTTGGTCGCCTCGATGACGATCTTGAGCCGTTCAAGAACCTGGGACTTGTCCCGCTCGGTAAAATACTCGAACTTCGAGACCCGCCCCGTTTCGATCAGCCAGGCCAGAGCTTCCTTGCAGTACTCGATTGCCAGCGCTTCGGTGCGGGGCGTGTTCTTTTCCCGCTGGAGCAAATGGAGCCGGGACCCGAAGTCCGGATTCTGGAAAAAGGCCCCGCGCTTGACCATGAGGCTCAGGTAGACGTTATTGGCCAGGTTGCCCCCCGTGGCCTGCTCAAAGGTCATATCGGCGATCCCAGCCTGGTTGTCGATTGTCAGCGAAAAATCCACCTCAACCCGCCTTTGTGATCGTCGTGGCCACGTCCCCGACAGTGAGGCTTTGATCCGGGACCGGGCTGCCGTTGTGCGTGTGGCCGGTCAGCCAGGCGACCAGTCGTTCATCGATGATGGCGCGCATGGTGCCCTCGCTACCGCCCATTTGTATCGCAGAGGCATTGACCGTGACAGCAGGGCTGGTCACTTCACAAGCGGTTGAGGCGGTGACCTTGGCCTCTTTCGTGGTCAGAGTGACCTCGTTCCCGCCGACGATTTCAATCTTCCTGCCCCGCTTCAGGTGGACCTTGTCGCCTTCGTCGGTATAGATGGCCACCTCGCCGGCCTCCAAAGAAATCCGGTAGCGGCGGTCGTCCGAGGCGATCATGACCAGGTGGTTGCCCTCGCGGATGACGATCGCCTCGGCGCCTGCCAGAGGCCGGGACGTGAAACCATAGTGCTGGAAGTACTCCCGATCGGCGATCGTCTCTCCTGATCGTCCAGAGGCGGTGAAGCGCTTGATCGCGCCCTCGATTACCATTTGAATTATTCCCCGGATCATCCTATATTTCCCCTATGCGCTACCTGATTTGTCTTGCCGTCATTCTCTCTGTCGCCATTGGCCAGGCCTGGGCAGGCCCCTATCCGCCCCGGAGCCACGAGCTTCCCGGAGAACCCGGCCCGTGCTACGAACGGGGGCTCAATTTCAGGACTGTTCCGCACGACCGTCCCTCTTCCCTCACCCTGGAAGCCCGCCGCGTGAAGAGGACCAAGGACAGGACCATGTCCTATGATCTCGGCAGGGAGGTGATCGTGATCAAGGCGGACAGCTTCGGCTCCCGCCGCTTTCTGACCGACGTCGAGAACGGCCGATGCTCCGCCCGGGAGACTGTCCTGCTCCAGCCCGAGCGAAAAAGCCCTTTCAATACGCGTTTTACTGCCGTCAATCTTCCTGCTGCTGGTCATTGAACCATCCCCGGAAGGCCAAGTTTCAGCGTCGTGATCACGCCTTGCTCCTTTGAGAGCTCGAACGTTCGCCCGTAGATCAGGTAATCCCCATCCAGCCCAAGAACCTCGTCCGTCACCCGGCACATCTCGTTGATCCGCCAGTTGATGCCTCCCTGGCTATGGCCAGGCACCTTGTATTCCAAGCGAAACCCCTCATATTTCATCCGTTCCATGAGCATCTGCGCATGCAATTTCGGACTCCTGGAGTCGTTCTGGTCCGTGGCCACGTAAGGTTTGTAGAAGGGAAATGTAGAATCAGTCACCACGGCCTTGGTACTGACGCTGGCCGCATCGATGATGTCTAAGCCTTGCTGTTGGCCGACCATGGTAATCTTCGAGTATCGCTTCGAGACGTCATCCATGAGGGTCCCTTCCAGGACATTATTTCCCCGGGGATTTGTCTTTCTCATGACCAGTCGGTAAGGGGGCTCGCCTCCATCCTTGGGCTTTCCGAAAACGAAGGTGCCGTCCGGAAGTGAGAAGAACATCATCCCGCGGCTCATGGCGTAGGTTCTCAAAACCTCGAAGATCGTCTGTCCGGGCTCGATCTTGGCAAAGCTCTGTGCCACGTCAAACGCTGCAATGGCAGCATTCCTTCCTTTTTTCTTTTTCAGATTCCCCCGAATGTTGTCCTGATAGACGACATCCTTCCGTTGGATATATGGGACTTTCCGGATCAATCTCTCCGCCAGGGCCTTGACCGTCATGCCTTGGACATCGATGAACTCCTCACAGTAGGAATCGACCAGCAGTCCTGTCAGATCCCGGCCCTCGACCTTCAGGGACCTCGATGCCTTGGTGTAGCTCTTCTGAACCCGGTCGATGATCCCCGTCACCTCTAGGATGCCGTTGACGTGGAGCTCGCATCGCTGTCCTGCCGCCGGCGTCAATTCAGGATTGGCCAGTTCCAGTGAGAAGGCGTCGTCGGCCGTGTATATGTCGGCCTCGATCGTATAGCGGAGGAAGTTTTGTATCCGCTGGCCGCCTATCTGAAGGAGGATGCTATCGGACATAGACATTGACCTCCCCGGTCACGAAGTTCGGCCGGCGGATCTGGTTGATGCCCATGAGCAACTCCGCATCCTGATAGGATAGACCGTATCTCAGGCAGACAAGGTGCAAGGGAAGGGCATTGTCAATGCATACCTGCATGATCGCTGGAAGCTCCTTCTTGATCTCGACGACATGGTCCGTCAGGATCGCCGCCAGGCTCTTGATGCTCTGCATGGTTCTGTCGAGTTCAACTGCCTCCTGCAGGGACTCCCGTGCGATCGCCAGAGCCGCCTCGATCTCGGGGACGGTCCGGATGGCCTCCATCGGTGCGAGCGATTTTTGCAGGCGGCCAAGAGGGCTGAATGTCCTTACCGATGCTGCCCGCCGTTGCGCCTGGCTTGCCACCTGGTCAGCCTTTAGAGCGTTACCAAGTTCGACGGCGGCTCGCTGTGCCTTGGCAATCTTGGTGTACTTCCCGAAGAGCCCGAACGCGTCTTCCAGTTCCCCGATTCCGGAGAGAAAGCTGTCGAGAAACCGAGTTGGCGCTGTGATCAGGCTGCCGTATAAAATGGCATAACGCTCGACGGTTCCCGCCAGCGACCCGATCACGATGCCCGGAAGGTTGGTCGCATAGTTGATCGTGGAAACGAGCGAGTTTGCGGGAGCCGTAATCTCGTTCAGGGTTGCTTTGAGACTCCGGACATAACTGTCCGCCTGTTTGACATATTCCCTGGCATCTGCGCTGAGATCATTGAACTGCTCCAGGAAGGGTAGATCCGGATCCAGTGTTTCCTGGAGTATCGGCCCCGCATCGGCGCCCAGTTCCTCAGAGATGTCCTCCGAAAGGGACTCGGTCAATTCGTCCTGTCCCTCCTGGAAGGCTTCCTCCGTTTCGCCGTCAACGGAGGGCCGCTGCTGGACCTCCAGGGTCCCCCGTAACTGCTCCACGAAGGTCAGATCGATCTCAGCCGTTTCCTCCCGCTCATCATGCCTGACGACTACTGCCTCGATCTGTCCCTTGAGGAGACCGTACATCGGATGGGTCAATTCATAGTCCCCTCCAGTGTTCTCCAGGTGGTTCAATAGGGTCTTGTGGCTCTCGTAGGACTCGTTCAGGAAGTAGCAGCGAATCCTGGCGACGCGGGCCTTTTGCCCCATGTCCTCCAATAGAGCCCCGTCACGGTAAGGGAATTCATACCTGGCGATCGCTTTTTCAAAGGAGTCCTCTATCGTCTCACACTCGAAAGGGATCCCATCGATCGATGCACCGAAGCGGCCAGCCATTAGAACCTCCCCCGCTTCAGGTCGATCTTGGTGTTCATGTCGTTGGTCGTTGCCACGATCCTTCGGCTTTCGTCCACATTGAGCTCGATGCTGATTGCATTGTGGTTTTCTATGGCCCGCTTCGATTCCTCACTTCCGAATGCGGCTGCAATGCGGTTGAGGACCTCCCCTATCTTGTCCCCCACAGCCGTGCCATCGATCAGATACTTGTTGACCAGTGTCCCAGCCCCGTAGCCTGCGGCTCCAGCCATCGAGAGCTGCGAAACCGGTGACATTGCGAACATGGCCAGATATTTCCCGCTTGCCTTTGCGGCTGCGCCGAGCTTGCGCAGCAGCGACCCGCCCGCTGCCCCTGCCGCCGTCTCGGCCGCAGTCCCGGCGGCCCCTGCCGTAGCGGTCCCCGCCGCCGCACCAATGCCGGTTCCTGTCGCCGTTATAGGCCCTCCCCCGGCAGGCCAGTTGGTTACAAAGACTGGCGTGACGCCTGTCGTCTTCTCCACCAATTTCCCCGTTGCAATCCCTGCTGCCGTTCCTCCCAAGCCGGAGAAAATGCCCTTGATACCGCCAACGCCCTTGAGGACCCTTCTTCCGTAATAGAGGGCAGCAGCGCCCAGCCCGGCCGTGACGAGTCCGCCCGTAACCAGCCCACCAAGGGAAATGCCGGATACTGCCTTCCCAAGAGTCTCGCTTTTCTGCGAGGCCCGGCCGAGTGCGTACATGAACTCATTCGTTTTCTTGACAAGGTAGGTCAGAGGCGCAAGGGCTGGCTCATACAGGCTGGCCAGGGTGGATCGCCCGGTTCCCTTCAGCGACATCCATTGTGCATTGAACCCCTCCATCTTGATTCTTAGTTTTTCCGAGAGGGGTAAACTGTCTTTCATGGCGTCCTCGATCTGCCGGAAGCTTGCCTCTCCGTCATCCATCAGTGCCAGGGCCACCGGGGCGCCCCTCATGTCGAACATCTGAGTCAATACGTTGAGCTTTTCGGCCTCACCGAGCGACTTGAGGCGGGTCCGGAGAGTGCCGATGATCTTCTCAAGGGGGAGCAGGTTGCCGGCGGCATCTCGAAACACCTTGTACTTCGCGGCGGCGTTGAAGAACTGCCTTAGCCCGGTGCCGGCCATCGAGGCCTCGATGCCCCGCTGGGCCAAAACTGCAGAAAGGACGAGCATCTCATGGGTAGAGCGCCCCAATTGTGCCATGGCAGGTGCCGCATATTTGGCTGTCTCGGCGATTTCTTCTGCCCCCACGGTGGATGCCGAGGAGGCACGAGATATTTCGTCCGCGAGATTCATGAAGTCCCCGGCCTGGAGCTTGAAGGGCGTGGCGATGCCGATCAGCTTTTTCCCCATTGCTGCCGGGTCGATCCCCTCGTAAGTCCCCAGGGCCGATGATGCGGCGGCCGCACCCTGCTCGCCGATGACCTGCTCTACCTTGGCGCCCGCCTTCAGCAGTTCCTTTTCAAGTGCCACGACCTGGCTCTGATCAAAAGGAGTCCATGCCTGAACCTCGAAGGCCGTGCTTTTTACCTTTTTGAGTTGGCCCTCCAGTTCCTTGGCCTCTTTGACTTGCCCTGCGAGTTCCGCCCTGGTCCCGAGCATTTCGGCCTGGAGAGAACCTGCTGCAGCGACTGCAGGCTTGAGGCCCTTATACATTTCCCGAGTGGCAATGCCGGACACGGCTGCATATTTCGCGCTCCTGGACATGCGGTCGAAAGAGAGCTGGACCTCCTTATTGCCCCTGGCCAGGGACGCCATCCGATCCCGGATCTTATCGACTCCTTTACTTAGGAGGTCGATAATGCTATATTGAATGGCAACAGAGGTTACGCCCATGATGTTCTACTCGCTGATTGGAGCCCTGCTTTTTATTGCCGTCGCTTTTGGGTCGTATCGGATCGTTTCCCGACTGATTGAGTTTGTCCTCTACGGCGCACGCGATAGGTCTTTGTCTTAGTCCGTCCCTGTGGGCTTCTGAGATCCGCCCAGGCCTCAAGCCATTCCAGGGCCTCCTCCTCCGGCATCCGCTGTGCGATCTTCCATGGGATCTTCAGGTTCAACAGGGCCAGGATCCGCTGCTTTCTGCACTTCTCCGCGAAACCTGGCGAGCTCTTCGCTCAACCGTCCTTCCGCCGCCATGATCTCCGCCAGGTCATCGTCATAGAGATTCAGCATGAAATCGAGATTCTGAACCTCCATAGGCACTCCCTCGATGGTGAGGCGACGGCCGAGAAGGCATAGCCCCATGTATTCGTCGTCTGCGGCTGCTTTGTCCGCGTCCGGCGAGCGCCGCACAGCCAGGGAGTCCTTCACCTGTAATGGTCTGAGGGTGAAATTTCGGCAGCGCTCGCCGGCGTGCATTACTCCTATAGGCAATGTTCCCACTTCGCTGATCACGATGGTCCCCCCTTGTTATTCCGGCCTATAGTCTGTGGCGCCGAATTCGATCGTCCTGACCACATCGTTCTCGCCGTCAACCTTGGACTCTCCGATCTTGAGGGTGCGCACGCCGGTATATAATTTGCGCTTGCCGTTCAGATATTCGATCACCAGGGTCCCGTCCTTCACTTCCTCGAAATCAAATTCGGAGGCGTCCTCCGGCACGACGTAATCGACCGACACCCCATAGCGCGGCGTGACGGCGGCATGCCCGGTCTTGTTCATGAGGTTCACTTGCCTGGCCATCTCGACCTCTTTTTCGGTCACTGCCTTGAAATCATCAATGGCCTGGCCATTGATCTCCAGGTAGCAGCGGTTCACATATTCAGCCATAGTCGTCTCCTTGATCTTGATAGCTTAGAGTAAAAGGTCGATTCTTCCGGCAAAGACATGCAGGCCGTTCACGACATCCGTCGGGATCTTGGCATTGAGCCGGTTCGGATCCTGCTCGTCCCGCTCCACGATCAGGCCGTCCTTGTTGGCCTCCACTTCCTCGACGATCTCCAGGTCCTGGAGCTTCAGGAGCACGTCGAGGAGTTCGCTTTTGACCTTCGGCGGCGTCTTCGAGGAGAGCTTTTCCCTGGGGAATCGGAGCGCCACCCGCTCACGGCAGGCCTTCCGGACATAGTCCAGGGTCCTGATCGTCGTGATGTCCAGGAGCGAGATGTCGGGGATCCCCTGGGCGTCCTCGATGTAGGTGCTGATCGCACGGACGATCTGCACGGCCTCCCCAGGGCCGATCTCCAGGGGCGTGACTCCGTTGTAGAGCAGGCTTTCCTGTTCGGTACGGCTCAAGCGGTCGTTAATATTGGCCGCGGCGATGCCCTTGAGCTCCAGAGTGTTGAGCGGTCGGGCCGGATCCTCTTCGTAGGCCATGATGGCGGCCATTGCTGCAGCGATCTCGTAGGGCATGCTCTTGCGCTTGGTGGCCGAGGTATACCGATGATAGGCGCACAGGATCCTGCCGTGGTTGACCTGGCCGGAGAGCGTGGTAGCCGTGGCAAGGGCACCGTTCATCCCATAGACGCCGATCCCTGGACGCTGCTCCATCGCACCGGAAACCAGGTCAAGATGATCGGCCAGGGTGCCCAGGTCCGTCTGAGTGTTGAAAGGTGTCACGATGATCTCGTATTGATCCGCAAAAACTGCGGTCAGCGCGTCTTGGAGGGTCGGGTTGGTTGCTCCGTTGGCCATGCCAACGATCGCCACGGTGATCCCGGCCGCGTTTGTCAACTCGTAGCCCAGGCCGATGTCGTTCCCGCAGGGGCCGTCGTTTTTAGCCGTCAGGGTCAGGATATGCTCGCTGCCCGCCCCTCCCACGGCGGCTGTCACCGGGAGGTCGGGATGGAGATCCATCTCCGCCTTCAGGGCCGCTGCTACCTCGGCTGCCGTGTCCGCCACTGCGATCGCAATCTCCACCTTGGCATTGGCGACGTAGAGCGTCAGCACGCCCGTCGCTGTCGCCGGCCCGGTCAAGGTGACAGTGCCGGAGGCCGCAACGCCGGCCGCCGCATCGTCGAGGGCGACAACCGTCAGGTCCAAATAAGGGTTCGCCGTGATCGCGGCTCGGGACATGAGATGGCAAATGGACCCGGAGCCGAAATAGGTGGCAGCTTCCTGGTCGGAAAAGACCTTCGTCGGAACCTTCTCGGCGATCGTGCCGGCCGTCAGCCTCTGCCCGAGGATCAGCATCCGCTGTTTGTTGTTGGGCAGCGTCCGGACGGCGAGGGCCGTGTTGAACTCGAAATACTTCCCCGGCTTTCGGATCGATGCCGGGATGGTAGCGAATGAAATATTTTTACTGGCCATTTGTAGTTACCTCCTTCTTCCCCGTCCGTGTGGCGATCACCAGGGAGCCGTCGGCGACCATCCGTCTATAGAACGCGGTGTCGGGAACATCGACGGCTTCCGACTCGGTGATATAGGTCCTTGGTTTCCCTTCCTTCGGGCACTTCATGCCCGGTGCCGCCTGTACCTTCATATGACCTCCTTACTGATCACTGAGTGTGACTTCGTCAGCCGCGTCGGCCATCTCATCTCCCGGTTTGAGGTAATACTGGATCCCGATGGTTTCCAGATCCGTCTCGCCCTCCTCCGGCAACTGTTCCACGATCTCGGCCACCTCCGGCAGCTTGATCTCTGCCACGTGGCATAGAACGGACCCGAATAGGCGCGTCTCGATCTTCCCCTCCGGCAATTGATCCCCCTGCGTGCCGGCGAGCCTCTGGCGTGTAAAATCGAGCACGATCCGGTCCACGAAGGCATTCACTGCCTTCTCGGTGGCCGCGTCGTCGTCAAGGCCGTAGTAGCCGCGGATCATGTACCGATGGATCAGCTTCCACTTGGCCATCGTGGCTTTCTGCATCCGGAACTCCGTCCGCATGATCTCCCAGCCGAAGATCTTCTTCGTGGCCGGATCCTGGAAGAGCGAAAGAAAATCCCTTGTGTTTGCCGTCCAGCGTTCGTAATCGTGCACCCGGCCGATGGCCGTCCCCATGGCAGTCAAACGCGTTTTGATAGCCGCTCGCATCGTCGCATCGCTCATCTGCTCAACCCCTTAGCAATCGCTACCCCGTAACGCTGAAAGATCCTCTCGATGTCGGGCCAGTCTTCATCCAGCGTCTTCTCGAACATGTGTGCGCCCTCGGTGCCCTTTTTCGCTATCTTCCATCGCACGGCCGGCTCGATCTTTTCGGCGGTTTCAGCGGAGACCCCCATCTTTACCTCGATCCAGCGCAGCAGGACACCCTGCGGCGGCCGACCTCTTCCCGGGCGACGGCCCTTTTCAACGACGAGGCCATAAAGGCTCGGTGTCCCTACGATACCGATGACGCCGGTGCTTGGCTTGCGCACCTCCGGCTGGATCGAATCAGCCAGGCCCGCATTCTCCTCGCCCATTACCCCTTCGGGAGTCCGCTCTTTGACCTTGACGCTGGTAAATTGCGTGGCCTCGTGCATGGCCGCCACTTGCTGCTTTCGTACCGTTTCCGACGGCCGGCCGGTAAAGAGGGTGCCCTTCCAGATGAGCTTGCTCGATATCCTCATACTGCCCTCAATGGGTAAGCCGCACCCGGTCAGTCTCCGGAGCGGAGGCCTTCACCGACGCGGCAGGAAACCCGCCGTCCGCGTCGATTCCAAGGTGATCCAGATAGAGCTGCCTGAGCCGTTTCCCCCGGGCCGCAAACTCTCCGCTTTTGGTCCTGTAATTCACCACGTCGGCGGCAATGGTAGGATCGCTCGTTTGGGCGAACAGATTCGCCAGGGTCTCGCAGCAGAAGGAAGCCGCGAGGCAGCCTACGGCGTCAAGATCTCCGGAGACGATGTCCGCCTCGACCCTGGGGACCGTGATCGTTACTCTGACAGGGGACCCGATTGAGGGCACCTCGCGCAGCAACCGCAGGACCGGACCGTCCGGGCCTCGGTAGATCCGCCAGTCACGCTCCGGCAAATATGCCTCCGGAACCAGACCCACCGGGTATTCCACAGAACTGACCCGGCTGAACCCTTCCACCCATCCGTCGGGAAGGTCAACGTCGTGGGTCCCGGCGCCGTTCACGTCGTCCACCAACTCGCCGGGCCTGTCCTTGGAGTACTTGGCCAGGGCAGCGGCGACGGCAGGCGAGTAGTCGTCGTCATCCGTCAGCCGCCCGGAATCATCCTTCACTTTGCTCTTGACCAGGTCGATCAGGCTCAACTTTTCCTCCCCTTACGTCTGGATCGCCGTCCTGGAGACTTCGTACCAATGGCTACCATCAGAAATGAACCTGATCACATAGAACCGGCTGGCGGTATTCGCGCAGGTCAGTATGCCGGTTGAAGAGACGAGCGTGGCATGAAAGGTCACGACTTCATCTCCCGTTGTTCCGGCACCCGTGGCAATCACGATGGTGATCTCGTCTCCCGCCGTCCCGGCTCCCGAGAAGGTAATCGTCGTATCCTCGTTGTCGTTGATCGCCAGCGTATAGAGATTCGACAACCCCACGGTGAGCGTGACCGCCCCGCCTGGCGTGAGGACGCCTGCCGCCGAGGCGAGTTGAACCTGCCCGGCCCTGTTGGGGATCGTGATCGTCCGGTCGGCCGTTGGATCGGTCACGGAGATTGTCGTCTCATAGGCGTCTGCTGTCGCCCCCTCAAAAATCAAGGGAGTAGCCCCGGTCAAGACACCCAGGACGGAAAGGGCGGAGGTATCCAGGTACTCCTGAAAACTGAACAGGTACTCGGTGGCGGATACGGCAAAGCCGATCTTTTGGGCATAGGCGGGAGCGCTTTGGGTGACCGCCCCGGCCATTGTGGAAAGATAGGCGTTCTGTCCCTCGGAGAGCGAAGCCCAGCCGCGCAGAATACCGTGCGTGATGATCTCCACGGGATCCCCTGCCGCTGCAGCCCCCAGGCCGATAATTCCCACCGCAGGACGCAGGGCGACCGCATCGGCATCTGCCTTATAGGCCAATCCGTCGGCATCCTTGATGCAGACCACGTCGCCGGTTGCAAGAGCCTCGCCGGCCACGGCACCGAAACCAAAGAGCTTCTGTTTGACGCTGTAGGCAGAGGCATCCGCACCTACCGCGACGAAGAGTGTGATGGCAACCAGCACACTAAAAAACGTTTTAAATCCAATGCATCTTTTCATCGGTATACTCCTTTTCCATCTGCTGTAATGGCGGCCGCCATTCAGGGCGGCCGCCGATCAATCTCCCGGCTGCCGGCTCTGCTCTATGCCACGACCGCCTTGTACGACCCGCGATAGTCCGGGGCCTCGCACTCGTATTCGTGCCGGATCTTGTACTGCACCCGGTCATTGGAGAACATCTGGCCGTTGGTGGGCTGGTCGGCCACGAACATCTCCGGTTCCTGCTGGCCGTTCAGGAATGCCAGCTCCAGGATCTCGGCCTCGTTCGGGTCGGCGAACATCATCCAGTCCGAAGCATCGGTCATGAAGGGACACTCTACCAGGCCCTCGGCCTTGAAGTAGCCGAACATAGGGTTTCCATTGGCCGGGTCGTCCGAGGTGGGCTGGAATTCGTTGACCATCTTCACGATGCCGAAGAGCTCGGTCGGGAAGGCGACGGTCACCGGGCGCAACATCAGCCGCTCGCCCGAGCCGGGCTCGGTCTGCTGTGCCATCGCAGTCTTGGCCGCCAGGGCAGACGCAATGCCGTAAGCCGTGGAGCCCAGGTTGCCGTGGTCGGCATGGAAAATCGCCTTGCTGTCACCTTTGTAAGTGCCGTTGGCGATGAACTTGTTCCAGCAGCGCTTGGCCAGGGTGCGGCGGGCCGCCCGGGGAAGGCGGGAGATGATCTTAGTGACGGCGCGCATGTCGTCGTTGATGATCATGACTCGGGTGATTGTGATCACGCCTCCCTTCTGGCTGAGGGCATAATCAACCTTTTCGTCGGACAACTCGCCCAGGTCCGGATAGGGCTCCACCTGGGTGTTCACGGTTGGCAGATCTCCGTAGTAGCCGATCCTCACGGATTCCATTGGCCGGAAATCCTTAGCGTTCCTGATGTTTGATCCCACCAGGCGGGAAACGCCGTAGTCGGCGATCTCGCGGTAGTCAGCCACCATGCGCCGGTAGAGGGTGTTCCCGAGCACATAAGCAAAGGTGGCGCTCCCGTAGGCGGCCTGAAGGCGCTGGTTCTGACCCGGATCGAGGTAGCCACGTACCTCCGTGTCGCCCGTGATCTCCACGTATGCGGCCCGCAGGCTTCGGAGAGACGGTACGTCGGAGAATTGATCAGCCACTTTGACCCCGAACAGCTTGTCGCAGGCCGCCTGCAGCTTTTCGGCGCTGTCACGGGTCACGCGGATCTCGCCGGCGCCGGTTACCCCGCCAGAACCGAGCAGGCTGTCGATCATCTCCTTTTCCTCCTTGATGGCCGCCTGCAGGATTTCCGCCTCGAATACCTGGCCGGTAAACCGCTTGCGCAGCTTGGCCTGGGCCACTTCGGGGAGCTTGCTACCGTTAAGTTCCCGATCAAGCATGAGGCCGGCGGCCAGGAGCTTCACCTGCTTGAGTTCGTCGCTATCACCGGCGACGATGACTTTCTTGAGCCCCTCCACGACCGCGGCCGTCAGTTGCTCACCACGGCCGCCTGCATCATTCACGGCCGCCGCGGCCAGAAGCGCGATCAGTTCATCCGTGGTGACTTTTTCCTGGTCGATCTTGGCAAATTCGTCAGGCCGCACCTTCTGGAGCGCGGCCAAAAGCTTTTCCTTCATCTCATCCTCCTCTCGGTCAGCCGCAACTGCCGCGGCCAGTCTCAAAAAACGTCCGTTGTTGGTCGGGTCATAGACCACATCCACCTGTACCCCGGTGATCTTCACCGGCTCCTTCACTTTCTTTCCGGCTACCATCTTGGTGACCGCCTTGGCATCCACGTCATGGGACAGGCCGAACAGACTCGGCATGCCCCGTTCGTGGCTGTCCACCAATCCATCCCGTAGCCATTTGGCGCTCTTCAGGATGAAGAGATCGGCCTCGATCCCGGTGCCCGTGTCGGCCGGGTTCTTCAGCCATCCCACCAGCTCACGCACGCTCTTCCCGAACGGCTTTGGTTGCGCCAGATGCTGCGAATCGGCCAGCGCGAACACCTTGGCCCCGTCATAGAGGGACAACGCAGCCACCAGCGGTTCCCGGGGCCAGTTGATCCTTCCATCAGACCCCAGGCCGTATTCCACGACCTGCACACGCCATTGATAGCCGTATCCCTCGTCAGCCGGATCTCCGGCCGCGGCCAGTATGCGGCTTGCCGCCTGCAGGGGGATGAACTCGATCTTCTTCTGCACCGGCTGAGCCTCCCCCAGCGATACCTTGTCGTCCACCAAGGCATAGGAGCGCTGATAGTAGAGCGGCCCCTTGTTGCCCGCCGGCCCCTCCAGCTCGTAAACCACCGAGTCGGCATAAAGCTCTACGATGTAGATATAGCTGCCCGACCCAGGATTGTGGGCCGCCTCCAGTGCCTGCCGTACCAGGTCACGAATTTGATCGAACGATAACGGCATCGCCTTGCCTCCTTTCTCCTCACCAGGCCCCGGTCACTTCTTCACCCGGTGCTTACGACCGTCGGCAGCCACGATCACCACTTCCTGACCATCGATTCGCCAGGACAGAACGTCCGCGGCCGTCAACGGCCTGGTCTCGGGCACATGGTTCGTGCGGTCGCCTCCGTCCGTCTTGACCTTCTCCTCCTTGGAGGTGGAAAAGGTCAGCCCTTCGAGCCATTTTGCATTGAAATCATCCTTCGGCATCTCAACTCTCCTTTCTGCTGGTTTAGGTGCCCCCGTTGACACCTGTTATAAACATGTCAAGCGGCCCGTGGTTGCGTTTACGCCCCTGGGTGCGTATGGATGGGGGTCAAAAACGTCCTGGGCAAATTTAAGCGGCCTGACTTCCTCTCGCTTCCCCGCCCGCCTTTTTCCCCCATGCCGGGTGCCAGGGCACCACGTCGCACCCGCAGTGGATGACCTCCTCGGCAGGCAGATTCGGCGCCCGGGGATAGTCGATCACCAGGGAGCCGATGACAAAGGGCTCGTCCACCGGCACATGCGTTCCATGCAGCCGGACATGGTTCACGCGGGGCACCTTGGGATGACCGGCATGCACCCACTGCTTTTCCATTTCAGGAACGCTGCTGGAGGCCTGTTTCAGCCCTTCCACGGTCGCTGTCGAGTAGGCACGGCCCATTTCCACTTTGGCGATCGTTTCGGCCCTGGCCTCCAGGCTCTTGAAGGCACCGGGACTGTCCAGCGTCCCGGCGATCGCCTGGATCACCTGGTGCGGCGTTTTCTGCCCCAGGAGCCCCAGGGAAAGCTCCCCCCGGATCTTGTTGAAGGCGTCGCTGGCAAGCCCGGAGATCTTGTGAGCGCTGTAATCCTTGAGCGTCCTGAGAAGCGGTCCCGGAATATGGCCGAAGGTCACAAAGAGCCCCCCTTCACGCATGGCCGCAGGCACCAGGTCGGCACCCGATTCCCACGCCTGATCCAGCCTCCGCGACATCTCGACCGAGCCGTTCGATTCAAAGGCCGACAGATACCTCTCGACGCTGGCCAGATTGGCTTTGAGCATTTGCGCCGTGTAGGTCTCGCCTGGGAGAGCCGCAAGCTCCTCCACGATCTGGCGCTTTGCCTCCGCCAGCATCCCCCTCAGCGCAGCCTGGCCGGAGAGCAGGTCCTTTTCCTTCTGCGCCAAAAGGCGCCCTATCTCGGCAGCCGCGGTTGTCATTTTGCCCTCCGGCTGTAGTCGGCGTATTCGGGTGATCTCTGGCTCGGCTCGGCCTCCGGATCGTACTCGTACCCCACGAAGGCCAGGAAATAGGCGAAGGCCTTTGCAGCATCGTCGTTGCTGATCCACCCCTGCACCTCGGCCGTGGTCAGGGCAGTGGCCACCTGCTGCAGCATGGTAGAGAGCTTGGCCACCTCCTTGTCGGAGATCTCCGGCGTCTGGATCTCGTATGCGTAAAGCTCCTCCTCGGGAACGCCGGTCAGATACCTGGCCTCGACGGACGACTCGATGACGAAGTCAAAGACGAACTCCAGCATGTTCTTGATCTTTTCCTGCCGGTTCGCGATGATCTTCCGCGACGGGTCGTCCATCTCGGCCGCCGTGGCGCGGTTCACGTCCCCGCCACCTCCGTACCAGTGCTCCGGCAGGCCCAATGCCCCCAGGATGTGGTTACGGTGGAGCCGTGCGGCCGTCTCAGCGTTTTCCGCTTTCAGGTCAGGGGCCACTGCCTCGGACTTGACCTTTTCGTTGTGGATGAAAGCCTCCCCGGTCCTCGGGGGTTCATACATAGCCCGCTCTTTAGAAAGCTGCTTCTCATCGGCGCCATCTACGGTGATGTCATAGAAGAAAGCGTTGAATCTGGCGTATTTCTCGTTGCTGTCGTAGAGGAACTGCTCGTACCCGTCCAGGTGATCGGCTACGACGAACAGGTCCGAGGTGCCGCGCATCTCGTTGGTCAGGGCATTGATCGAGAAATAGAAGCACTGACCGTCGGTAAAGGTCTCCCGCAGGGTCTTGCCCTTTTCCGAGAGAAAGGCCTCGTTTTCGCCGTCCAGGATCACCTTCAGCCGGCGCGCCGTTCCTCCCGTCTGGGATTTGATCGTGACTCCCACCTTGATCTTCACGTTGTCCGGATCCGGGAAGACATCCTCGATCTGGGCCGGATCGAGATATCCAAGCCGGACCCGGCCGGTCTGCTCCGCAACGAAGACCGGCCAACATTGTTCGCCATAGATCCCCAGCTCCCGGACAAAGTTCTCCCAGTGGATGTCCATGCGGTTGACCGGGTCGTCCCAGAATGAAGTCAGCAGGTCCCGGACCTTGTCGTTCGTGCAGGTAAAGGGCGATCCCTTGGCCGCCACGAAGGCCGTGATCACCTCGATGATCCATCTGGCCAGGGGGTTCGTCTTCCAGAGCCAGTAGGCCACCTCGATGGCCCGGTCCTGGTCCATCATGGGCAGCTCGCGAGTGGGCGCTCCGGTCAGGCGCCGCCAGCCGATTTCGCTCAGGTTCTGGCCAACGGCCGCCGGCAGGCGGTCCTTCACCTGTCGCTCTATCTCGCCGGCAAAAAGCATTTTGACAATCGCTGTGCCAAGACCCATCTAAGCGGCCCTCCTCATTCGATCCAGTAGGGTCCCGAAAAGTCGCCCGCCCCGCTTGGCATGGTAACCGCTGTTCGTTCGTCCCCCTTCATCCCTGGGTGGAGCCACGGCGGCA